AATTTAAGAACAGATATTAGAGGATACACAGAAGTATCAGATACAGTTTTAACTGATTCTGTTTTAGCAACAATTATTAAAAATACAGAAAATCAAATTTTAAGAGCGGTCCCTACAGATCAAAATGCTCACTACGCAACATCAACTTTAATTACTGGAAATAGATATGTAACAATTCCACAAGATTTGAGATCTATTAATTATGTTCAACTTAAAGATACTGCTGGTAATCAATTTTTCTTAGAACAAAGAGATCCTAGTTTTATGGCAGAATACTATTCTACACCAGATACTGCAGCTGTAGATATTCCAAAATATTATGGTAATTGGGATGAAGAATTTTGGGTTGTAGCACCTACACCTAATCAAACATACGCTATAACATTAGCTTATAATAAAGAGGCACCAAGTATTACAACTACAACACCTATAGATTATTCTACTTTAGGAACTTATTTATCTAACAAATATCAAGACTTGCTTTTATATGGATGTTTGGTAAATACATATGGATACTTGAAAGGTCCGACAGATATGATACAATACTACCAAGGGCAATATGAAAACGCTCTTACAACGTACGGTACCGAGCAAATCGGTTACAGACGCAGAGATGAATATGAAGATGGCATGATTCGTCAACAATTAAAATCAAAACCACCATCTAGTTACGGAACAAATTAATTAAGGAGAAAAAAATATGGCAAACGTAGTACCTTATGCTTTTAAACAAGGGATCCTAAAAGGACAGCATGATTTATCTGTTAATGATGGGTATTATCTCGCTCTGTATACTACTGCAACACCTTACGCGGTAACTGATTCTGTTTATTCTTCTGCTGTAGCCAATCAAGTTGGTACAGTTGGAACGGCTTATACAACAAACGGAAAAACTGCAGGTCAAGGAGTAGTGGCACAAACAGGAGATTATACAACAGTAGATTTTACAACTGATCCTACATGGACAGCTTCTACAATCACAGCAAGAACAGGAGTGTTATATAAATATGTAGCACCTGGTGGAGCAACAGCTAATCAATATCTAGTAGCAATTTTAGATTTTGGTGGTGACATTACTTCTACAGCTGGTGATTTTAAAGTTACTTTCCCAAGTGCAACAGCAGGAAGTCCTTCAGGATCTGGCGCTTTATTAAGTATAACTGGAAACCCATAGGAATAGTTAATGGCATTAGTAATTAATGATCGAGTAAAAGAAACTAGTACAACATCGGGAGCAGGTGATTTTACACTTGCAGGTGCTTCAACTGGTTTTGTAACTTTTAATAGTGGTATTGGAACTTCTAATACAACTTATTATTGTATATTTGAACAAGGTACGCCAAATTTTGAAGTAGGTTTAGGAACTCTTACAGGTTCTACAACTTTTAGAAGAGATACAGTTTTAAGTAACTCTGCAGGTAACACTTCAAAAATAAGTTTCGGGAGTAGTACAACTAAAGATGTATTCTGTACAATGCCTGCAAGTAAGTCTGTCTACTTAGATTCGACAGGAACACCAGTAGGAGCAGCGTCAGCTGGCTTTGCATTAGCAATGGCCGTGGCGTTATAAATAGGAAAAAAATATGGCACAAGATTTTAGAAACGTATTAGTTAGAACAATTGGAACAGGTGATACTACTTTATTAGCAGCTGGAGATTATGATGCAGTAATTGGTATTAGATGTTGTAATATTTTAACATCAACTATTGCAATTGATGTTAAAATTGCTAAAGGCGGAGCTGATTACTTCCTTGCAAAAGGGGTAAACATACCACCAAATTCTGCTATTGAATTAATTCAAGGCGGAGCAAAAATTGTTTTAGCTAATGGTGATACGTTAGAAGCAGTCTCTGATACAGCTAGTAGTTTAGACGTGGTTCTTTCATACATCGATACAATTAGTTCGTAGGAGGAATTATGACGGCAATAGTAAATGGAATCCAATACATCGGAGGGCAAGCAGCCCCCAACGAATTTATACCCAATCAATCGTCCACGATTGACGGAACACAAACAATTGAAAATGCAGTTCTAGCTGGACCTATTACTATTCCTGCGACTGTAACAGTAACGGGGACTTTGGTAATAGTATAATGTCAAAACTAGAAGTAAATACAGTTGAACCACAATGCGGAACTAATTTAACAATTGGTGCTTCAGGTGATACGATAACTTTTCCTTCTGGAACTACTGTTGTTAATAATGGTAGTCAAACAGGTTTCGGTAGAACAGGAACTGTTGATTGGCAAACAGGATCAATTAAAACATCTACGTTTACAGCAGCAAATGGAGAAGGTTATTTTGCAAACACTTCAGGCGGAGCTTTTACAATGAATTTACCAGCAGGTTCTGCTGGATCTATAGTTTCAGTTGTAGATTATACAAATACTTTTGATTCAGAAAAATTAACAATTGCACCAAATGGTACAGATAAAATAGGTGGTATAAACGCTAGCGCTAGTTTATCTACGCAAGGTCAATCCGTTACTTTAGTTTTTGTAGATGCAACAGAAGGATGGATAACAACTAATGATTCTACAGAAAATATTGTAAATAACCCAAATTTAGTTGCAACAGGTGGTACGATTACTACTTGTGGTAATGATAAAATTCATACATTTACAGGACCAGGAACTTTTACAGTAACTAATCTTTCAAGTACACCAGCTAATAACACAGTATCATATTTGGTTGTAGCGGGTGGTGGTTCAGGAGCAGCTGGGTGCAGACAAGGTGCAGGTGGAGCTGGAGGTTACAGAGAAGTAAAAAGTCCAACAACACCTTATACAGCTAGTCCATTAGATGGTTATCCAAGTGCACCAAACAGAGTTACAGTAACAGAAGCAGCTTTTCCAATTACAGTTGGAGCAGGAGGTGCAAATGCAACTTACGCCGGATCTGTTATTAGTGGAAATAATGGAAGTACATCAATTTTTTCAACTATTACATCGGCAGGTGGAGGTGCTGGTACTACTGGTAATGGTGGAAATGGTGGATCTGGTGGTGGTGGTAGTCACAATAATTACTCCGGCGGTACTGGTAATACTCCTCCAGTAAGTCCTTCTCAAGGTAATAATGGTGGTAATGGTAATTATAACATAAATGCTGGTTCAGGTGGTGGCGGTGGAGCAGGCGCTGCAGGACAAAATGCACAAGGAAATCCAACACCAGGTAGAGGTGGAAATGGTGGAGATGGTGTATCTACATCTATAACAGGATCATCTGTAACAAGAGCAGGTGGTGGAGGTGGTGCAGGCGATCAAGGACCTAGAGCTGGTGGATCAGGTGGTGGAGGAGCTGCAGGAAGTGGTACTAATGGAGTTGCAGGAACAGTAAACACTGGTGGTGGAGGTGGAAATACTGGTAATGGAAGCAATAGTCCAGGTAATACAAGTGGTGCAGGCGGTTCAGGAATAGTAGTAATAAGGTATAAATTTCAATAATTATGACAAGTACAATTAAAGTAAACAACATACAAAACCAATGTGGTCAAAACATCATTAACGAGAATAGTAATACTATTACTCTTGGCGCTAGTGGTGATACAATTGCTTTAGCATCAGGTGCATCGCAAACAGGATTTGGTAGAACAGGGACTGTTGATTGGCAAACAACTCCTAAAACTGCAACATTTACTGCAGTCAGTGGTGAAGGTTATTTTGCAAATACTTCTGGTGGAGCTTTTAATATGAATTTACCAGCAGGTGCTGCTGGAGCAATAGTTTCAGTTGCAGATTACTCAGCAACTTGGCAAACAAATAATTTAACAGTTGTACCAAATGGTTCAGAAAAAATTGGTGGAACAAATGCAAATGTAGTTTTAAATACGCAAGGTCAATCAGTTACTTTTATATATGTTGATTCAACACAAGGATGGCTTAACACAATGGATTCAACTTCTAATGTTAGAGCCTCTTCTCACGTAGCAGCAACAGGTGGAACAGAATCAACTTGCGGAGATTTTAAAATTCATACTTTTACAGGTCCTGGTACTTTGTGTGTATCAGCAGCAGGATCACCTGGAGGATCAACTACATTTGAATATATTGTTGTTGCAGGTGGTGGTGCAGGTGGAACGGAAAATAATTCTTCAACATCAGCAGGTGGTGGCGGAGCAGGTGGATTTAGATTTGCTTCTCCAAGTTTATCACCAGCGACTTATCCTGGTAAACCTTTAGCAGCACCTGCAGGAATAGCAGCTTCAATAGGAGCAGTTCCAATTGTAGTTGGAGCAGGTGCAGCAGCCCCTTCTTCTTGTAGTACAGCAAATTCAGGATCAGTTTCAACATTTAGTTCAATTACATCAGCAGGCGGCGGTGCTGGTGGAATTGG